TTTGTAGGAAAATTTAAAGAAGCGTTGTTTGACTTTGCAGTGACTTGGCTGCTTTGATGTTATTTTTTGCGGTTTCAAAGTAGCTGTCTTTAAGCTCTATACCCATTCCTTTGCGGTTGTTTAAAATAGACTCATATATTGTGCTGCCAACGCCAACGAATGGATCAAATACCCACTCCCCAGGATTGCTATAAAGAACAATTAACCGCTTGATTACTTCAAGCTGCAATGGCGCTATGTGTTTCTCATCTTGCTGATCTTTAGCGCTCTTATAGTTATTTAGCACGTCCATACGGTCAATGTCATTCCAGACCGGAGAGGCCCAGCGCTGCCAGGTTTCAAGCGGGAAGTTTTCTTTGTCTTTGTTAGTGACCGGTATGTGATCTTCCTCACTGCCTTCCCATTTTTTAAATACTGTAATGTATTCAGGCATGCCCACCCCAGTGTCCGTGCTATCCTTAGTTAGCGTTTTATATAAAAGCCTTTGCGTTTTAGTACGCCTCATCTCAAATACTGGATCTATCCATATTGTAATTTTGCAATGATATTTAAAGCCAGCGGCTTCCATTGCACGGTGATAATCGCCCGTAAAATCATACATGCCAGCATAGCCCTCAGCGTTCTTGTAGACGGGCAAGTCTTTTGTGTGAACAGCTACCAATCTGTAAGGGCGCATGATCCTGTAAAGCTCTTGAAGCATGTATGCATTTTGCTCGAAGAATTGCGAATGATCCTCGCAATTCCCCATGTCGCGGAGGTTGTCAGAGTAAGTAAATAGATTTGAAAAAGGAGGGCTAAAGATGCTTAGGTCAAGGGAGTTGTCAGGGATGCTTTTCATTAAGTCAACTGCATCGCCTTTTAATAGCTTGTAATCATGATTTTTGAATTCCATAGCTTCGTAGTCGGTTTTTAGTGAATAGGTTTTTTTGTTGACTTGCTGCGTAATCTCCTGCATCATTTTTTCAAATTGCGCATGCTTTTGGTTAAGGCTTTTAACTACATTATTCATAGTATCAGTGGCAATAAGGTAAATATTGACCTCGCCTTCTACCCCAAAGCGATATGAGCGCCTTACGGCTTGGTATAAGCCTTCAAAGGAAAAATCAAGGGAGGCAAATACCTGATTCCTGCACTTTTGAAAGTTTAGGCCAAATTGCGCTATTTTCTTTTTAGTGATTAGCACGCGGTAATCGCCATTAGCAAAGCCAAGAAGCTTAGCTTCTTTGTCCTCAGGTTTATCGCTGCCCCTTACGGTTACTGCCTCAGGAACTAACCTCGCCATCTCCTCTTCTTCTGCGTTTTGGTTTACCCAGATTATAAAGGTTTCTGAGGATTCGTTTACGAGAGATGCCACTTCCTGCGTGCGGCTGTAAAGGGTTAGTTTCAGTTCCTTATTGAAATTCGTAGCGTTTACAGCTGCATCATTAAGCAGCTTGCCATTATCCCTTTGGCCTGATTTGACCTCTTTTTCAATGTAATGCAGGCTTGGGAGCAAAAAGCCAGTGTCATCAAAGCCAATATCGGAGGGCTTTCGGATAACCGTTGCCCAGGACGCTATCCATCCGTAAAAATCCTTTTCAGCGTGGCGCTTCAAACGGTAATTCCCTATGCCCTCATCTCTAACAAACCACCTTGATCGCATATCCTCGCTATCAAGCACATTCAGGAACTCTGAATGATTGCCTATTTCGTTAAGGTCATTAGGAGCTGGTGTAGCGGTGCAGCAAAGCTTGTAAGGTGTATCTGCAAACTCGCTGATAAGTAGGCGCTTGTATTTGCCCGTGTAGTTTTTTAGGATACTGCTTTCATCCAGTACGATGCCGCTGTAATCCGCTACATTGATATGCTCAATTTGCTCGTAATTTGTAATAAGCGTTTGGCTTTGCGTATCGCCAAGTTTAGCGCAATCGTAACCAAATTTAGCTGCTTGCTCAAGCGTTTGGCCTGTTACTGCTAAAGGTGCTAAAATTAAAACAGGTCTGCCAGTGTAATTAGCCACTTTATTAGCCCATTCAAGCTGCATTAAGGTCTTCCCAAGCCCACAGTCCGCAAAGATGGCGTAGCGTCCTTTGTAAAGTGCATTCTGCACGATGTGAACCTGAAAAGGCTTAAGGTTTTGATTTAGCTGGCTTGCATCAACGCTGAATCCAGCGGCCTGAACTCTTGTTACTTTGCTTTCAATAAAATCTTGATAATCCATAATAGCGGGTTTTAATGTTTAAAAAGGCGTTTGAATTGTGCTTTGCGCTTGCTGCTCATTGCCATTAGCCAAATCCCATATCCGGTGCGTGCTGATGTCAATGCCGCTGGGCACGTCTTTGTTTTGCGTAATTTTCACGAGTTTTTACTTTATGGCAGCGCTTGCAAAGCATCTGCGTATTATTGAAAGCATCAGCGCCACCGTGCCTTAGCTCCTGAATGTGATCACAATGCCACTCAGATTCTTCGAGGCTGCGCTCATGAAAAGCATCACCGCAGCGCCCGCACACAAATCCAAGCCTGCGCCACTTTTTCCGGTGCTTAGCGTTTTTATCCCTTCGCTTTCGCTCATTGCCGGGCTTCGGGAGGTATCTAATCCACTTATTACAGGCTTCACAGCGCACCTCTAAGCCATGCGGCTCAGGCGCTTTGAATTCCTGGTACTCACAGCTAATGTAATCACACTCAAAAAGGTGGCTCATTGGTCTCGGTTTTTTGTTCTTGTTCATGCTCTTTTTCAGGTATTAGGGTGGCGTACCTTGGTTTATGGTCATCGCCTTCATAAAACCTGTGCCTCTTTAAATCAAGCTTAAGCTTTGCCACGCCCTTCTCTCCTGCGTAGTCCGGCTTGTATTTTTGCTGAAACCAGAGCGTTTCGCTCCCATCGCCCTGGAGGATCGTGCCATCAATCTCAGTTAGCCCCTTAGGTGGCCTCCATACAGAAGCCATTTGAAAGCCTTTGCGGCTCCATGTTTGACCTCCTGCTACTTCACGGAATGTGGCAGGCGGATAGTACCTGACACCGTCATTTTTATCGTGCACCATCTGCTGGTCCCTTGCATGGGTAATGATGCAGATATGCCAGTCATTGAGGTAGGCAGAAAGCCTTACTTTCTTAATTGCTTTTTCAAGATACTTGTCTTCTCTGCCATCAGCCTCATCGATAGGGTGGTCAAGGTCATTCCAGGGGTCAAGCGTAAGCGTGTTGACCTTCACGCTGTAATAGCGCTCAATTATCTGAAGGTATTCAAGGGCTGTCTCAAGGTCAAGGCTATGTTCGCCAGGGTCAACCACAATGAAGTGTTTATCCACAAAATCCTTTGCCCTTTTAAGCTCCTCCTCGCTCATCCGGTTATTGTAGGTGTCGTAAAAATCCTTCTCAGCCACCATTTCACAAAGCTTAATGAATACGTCATCATAAGCGCCCGTCTCAGGGCTGAATATGCAATGTTTTAGCCTGTGGCGGTAGCTCATATTTTTAAGAAAATCAAGCCAAAGCAGAGACTTCCCCGAGAAGCTTGATCCGTAAATGGTTGTAAAATACCCGGGGAAAATTTTGTAAAGCTGATCCACGGAAGGGTAGCCAGTTGTCCAGGCCTCTCCTATGCCATTGCGGTACTTTTCAAAGATTTTATCCTCAGCATCGATGGCTGTGTAGTATATTTTACCCAGCTGGTTGTATTTCTCCTCTATTTGAAGCTCCTCCTCATCCCTAATAGGCTCCTGCATACCATCCTCAAGGCCATCATTGATGGTGCGCTCATCCTTCTTGATAGAATTAGGGCACAATGCAGCAGCCTCTTGCTTCAGGAGGCGTTCAGCTTCGTGGTACTCAATCCGGCCAGCAGACACATAACCACCCATGAGGCGTGCAGCTTTCAGGATTTTAGAATGCCTCTCACCCTCCTGAGCGTACCTTATCACGTTTATTATGCGGTTAGCAAGTTTATAATCGGTTTTCTTGGCTATTGGCTTAGTAAGCTGGCTTAGGTTTGGCTTGCTATCCAATTCTTTGTAATCCGTCCAAACCTTGGCTTCTGGATTGATGTAGAGGTCAGGGTCATGCGTGTAAAAGGATGCCCTTGCAATATCCTTACAGGCTGCATCAATGTTCTTGTAATGGTCGCTAATGCTGTAGAAATAGGATTTGTATTGTGCATCACTTTCCACCTTTGGTATTTTGATTAGCGCACGATAACCAAGCCCGCCTGTGGAAAGAAAATAGCTGTAAATGTATGGGTCATCTTTGAGCATCTCCTTAAGCTCATCACTTTCAGCCTGCGTGTCAACGTCAAAGTCAAGCGCCATAAGGCCAGAAGCTTCATCAAGGCCACTGTTTTTTCTGTTCTGAAACTTGCCACCAAAGATTACTACTGGAAGCTTATTCTTTGCCTGTGCGTAGCTTTCTTTGTCCTGTGCCGCTCTGACCTGCTCAACCTGTTGCTGCACCCTTTCATCCTTCTGAAAAGCTGTGAGGATGGTTGATAAGGGCCTGTGCTTAACATCATCGCTTTGGTAGATGGATGGGCAAAGCGTAACCATGCAATCAATTACCTGGGAGGACTGGTCTGCCATTGTTAGTTTCTTTTTCAGTTGTGTCTTTTAGCGGGAACAAGCCTTGCCATTGGTTGATGCGGCTCTGGTCAACGATCTCCTGTGCTTTTTCTGGGTCATTGCCTGCCATCTGCATCAGCTTCTTGAGCGCCTTTTGCTCACTTGTGGCGCTGGCATAGGATTTTAATTTCATTTCTTTCCGGTGCTGGAGGTAATCCATCCATGCATTATAAAAGTCCCCCACACCTTCTCCAGACAAGAAAGAAAGGCCATTAGGTGTGTGCGAACTTTCCCCTTTCCCTTCACTTTCATTTTCATTTTCCCTTCCCTTCATTTTAAGGATGAGATTCTGAATGCTTTCAAATGATTCGGAATCATTGTCCAAGCCTTCGGAATGGTTTTCTAACACTTTGACTTTAAGCCATTTAGGCACATCCTCCCATTCTTTAATAGCACCCCTCTGCATGTTATTGTTCAGGCTTTGATTTTTCAGGAAATTGGGCAGGATTACATAATTGTCTATGTAAATAGCCTTCCCAAATTTTTCAAATCTTTTAAAAGCCTTTTCAATGGTATCCTTACCTAAGCCTGTATCGTAAGCAATCCTCTTCAAACTGACCTCATAAATGCCAATAAGGTTTGTCTGGCTATTGGTTAGCAAGTAAATAAACAGCAGTTTTTCACTTGGAGATAGTTCTTCAACAAAAGGATCCTCCCAGAACCTTGTCTGAACTGACCTTCTCTTTGTAGGCATATTTACAACCTGTTAAAAGTTCAACAAAAAAAATTAGCTTACATAGCTATCTATGTAAACCTTAATAAAAACCACACCACCAACTTCAACAGTCTCCAGCTCCTTATCCTTAATCATTCTATCAACAGTCGGCCTGCTTACCTGGAAGGCTTTGGCGTAGTGGCTTTTCCGGTAAAGATTGTAGTTCAGTTTCCTTTCCATATTGCAATATTACAACAAGTAAAACAATTCCGCAAACTACCCCTGCAACTTACCCTTTTTGCCTTTTGGGCTATACGCAGGTAGCTGATCTTTGATAAGGTACACGGTTCCCTTGCGCTGAACCTCCAGCAATCCGTTCTGGATGTGCTTGTAAAGTGTGTATTTACT